ACTGGCACTCCTATTGAACATTGGCCTTTGGTAAGTATGTCCCAAGCAGAGGAATTAAAAGGCATTAAATTCCGTACTGTTGAAGATGTCGCAAACTGTTCAGACCAGCAATTACAGCGTATTGGCATGATTGCAGGCATGAGTCCTCATTCCTTTAGAGAAAAAGCACGCACTTTCTTAAATTTGGCGCAAGATACTGCCGAAATTGACAAGCGCAATGCTGAATTAGCACAACTCAAAGAGGAAAATGCTAAAATTAAGGCTGAAACAGAGGCGAAGCTGGCAAAAATGCAAGAACAAATGTCAGCGCTACTTGCTGCTGTTGCGGAAAAAACCCCCAAAACACGCAAAACAAAAGCAGTAGAGGCCTAATATGTCCCAAACGATGCTCCAACTCGTGCAACAAGTAAGTGCAGAGTTAAACCTTCCAGTACCTACCTATGTAGCTGGTAATCCTGACACCAATGTCCAACAAATTTTGGCATTGATGAATGGCGCTGGCTACGAGTTATTGAAAGAATATGACTGGCAGACTTTGGAGAAGGAGTATCGTTTCTACACCCAATTCCTTAATGCAACAGCTACTTCTACACAAGGTAGCTATGTATTAACCAATGTCAGCACAACTACTGGACTAAATACTAATTACTCCATTACTGGCTACAATGTAAACCAAGACACTTATGTTTCTGTTGTAAATGACGCTACAACCGTAACAATGAGTCAGGAAGCATCTTTAACAGGCACAAATAGCGTTTTATTTGCACAGACTATTTACCNCCTTCCTTTTGACTTTGAGACCATTACAGACCGCACCCATTGGGATAAAACAAAGCATTGGGAAATGCTTGGCCCTGAAGATGCACAACAATGGCAATGGTTAAAGTCTGGTTATATTTCAACTGGCCCACGAGTCCGTTGGCGTATTCTTGGCGGTACTTTCCAAGTATGGCCTCCAATGAATACTCAAGAGTATTTAGGTTTTGAATACCGTAGTAATGCTTGGGCAGAGTCTGCAACTGGCACACTATTACAACAATTTACCAATGACTCAGACACGACTTTCTTTGACAGTCGTATTATGGTTATTTATACAAAACTTAAATATTTCCAAATTAAAGGTTTTGACACCACTTCATTAACGCAAGATTATCAGCGTTATTTGTCTATTGCTAAAGCCAATGACAAAGGTGCGCCTAACTTGTCATTTAATCCTAACCCAAGCAAAGTGCTTATTGGTTGGGCTAACGTGCCCGACACGGGGTACGGCACTTAATTATGCAGCCACAGCAAAATACTGCTACAACCGCTTCTTTAACTGCGCCTGTTGGTGGTTGGAACGCTAGGGACTCTTTGGCGGCAATGCCGCCTACTGACGCAGTAAACCTAACTAATTTTTGGCCTACTCCTACCGATGTTAGGCTTAGAAATGGTTGGACTAAATATTCCACAGGTATTACAGGTCAAGTAAACACCGTAATGACTTATGCTGCGCCAAGTGGTCAGCAATTATTAGCTGCCGCAGGGACAAAAATATACAACTGTACAAATTCTGGTACAGCTACTACCTCTTATACAGGTATTACTAGCGACAAAATGCAATGGGTGGACTTTTCCAACATTGGTGGTTATTACCTAGTAGCTTGTAATGGTTCTGACCCTGTAATGNTTTATAACGGTACTTCATGGCTTAAAATTGCCACGACTTCTACTGGTCAAACTATTTCTAGTATTACCCATACAGGCAATGTTGCTACATTAACAACCTCTTCTGCACATGGTTTAATTACTGGAAACCAAGTCACTATTACAGGCGCTACTCCTAGTGATTACAATGGTGTTTACATTATTACCGTTACTAGTACTACAACTTTTACTTACACAATGGCGACTACGCCAAGCGGAAATGCTAGTGTTGTAGGCACTTATATTCCATTAGGAATTACAGGCGTAGACTCTAGCACTTTTATTAATGTCAATTTGTTTCAAAACCGCCTATATTTCACGCAAGAAAACACCCTTAAATGCTGGTATTTGCCTGTTAATTCTTTGGGTGGCGCAGCACAAGTATTAGACTTTGGCGGTATTGCAAGAAATGGTAGCTTTTTACAAGCTATGGGTACTTGGACTATTGACGGTGGACAAGGCGTAAACGACCACGCAGTATTTGTTACTAAAAATGGTGAAGTTATTGTCTACCAAGGCGGAGACCCTTCTGACGCAACCACATGGTCATTAGTAGGTGTTTGGCAATTTGGCGAAGTATTTTGTAGAAAATGTTTTTTTAAATTTGGCAGCGACCTTTTGCTATTAATGAAAGAAGGTTTAGTGCCTCTTTCAGCCGCATTACAGTCTGACCGTTTAAACCCAAGGGTTTACTTAACGGACAAAATTTACTACGCAATTAACCAAGAAATTGCCCAATATGCAGACAATTTTGGCTGGCAAATTAGCTATTTTGCTGACCAAACCATGCTGCTTATTAACATTCCTTCAAGCACAGGCACTCAGCAATATGTAATGAATACCATTACAGACGCATGGGCGCAATTTACAGATATTTCTACTACTTGTTTTACTTTATTTAATGACCAGCTTTACTTTGGTGGAAGTGGTTTTGTAGGCAAGTTTTGGGACAGCAATGCCGACAATGGCAATAACATATTTGGTAATGCACAACAGGCTTATTCTTATTTTGACAGTCCAGGACAAAATAAACGATTTACATTAATTCGCCCTATTATTCAATCTGACAATGGTGTGCCAACAGTTTTATGTAACATTAGCACCGACTTTCAAACAGTACCTCCTGTAGGTCAGTTAAGTTTTAACCCAGGATTGACTCAAGTAGGTACTTGGGATAACGGTAAATGGGACTTAAACAAATGGGGTGGTGGTTATTTAACCACTAAAAACTGGCAAGGTGTACAAGGTATTGGTTTTTCTGCCTCAGTTAATATGAATGTGTTGTCGCAAGGAATTGATTTCCATTGGGTTTCTACCGACTATGTATTCCAGAAGGGCGGAGTCCTGTAAGTGCTTGAAACTAATCAGGAATTGCTTAAAAAATGGGCAGGGGATAATCTTCCACAAGCGTCAAATGCCCATTATTTAGGTAATGTGATTGATGGAAAAATTCGTGCTGTAGTGATGTATTGTAATTTTTTTGGTAAATCTTGCTGTATTCATGTGCATGGCGAGGATAATCATTGGGCTACTAAAAGTTTCTTAAAAGCAGTCTTTCATTACCCTTTTAACATATTGAAATTAAAGGTTATAATTGGCACAGTCGCAGGCAACAATGAAAAAGCCCTAAGACTAGACCGACACCTTGGTTTTCGAGATGTTGCCATTATCCTAGACGCACACGATGAAGGGGATTTGGTAATTTTGGAAATGCGCCCAGAATATTGTAAATGGGCATAAGGAGATAGTAATGGGTGCAGGTACAGGTGTATTTTCTAATGCAGGGCAAAACGCTACAGGGACAACAAACCCTTATGCAAACACAACTAGCCCTTATGTGCAAGCCGCACAGCAAACAGCGCTTGGAAATTTAGCTGGCGCACAAGCCGCTACTGCCACAAACCGAGTAAATCAGTCTACTCCTTATGGCAATTTAAACTATGTACAAACTGGCACAGACGCTAACGGAAACCCAATATATTCCGCTAACCAAACATTTAGTCAGCCATTACAAAATACATTTGGCAATATTTCTAGCAATGTGCAAAACACTAGCGCACAAGCATTTAACCCTACTAATTTGCCAAGCACAGGAATTAACCCTGGACAGACTTACCAAGCGGCTGAAATGCAAATTTTGCAACCTCAACTGCAACACCAGCAACAAATGGTTAATGACCAACTTGCAAACCAAGGGATTCAACCTGGTTCGGAGGCATATACTTATGCCCAAAATCAGCTTGCCAACAACCAAAATAACTTGTTGGCACAGACTACAACACAAGGTCTTAATGCTGGTTTAACTGCTAACCAACAAACCTATAACCAACAATTACAGACTTATAATAACCCATTGCAACAATTAGCTGCATTTAATACTGCTTCTAATCCTGGTTATGTAACGCCTTATACACAAGCTGCTACAACAGGCCCAGACTATAATGCCGCTACTCAAGCACAACAAAACGCCCAAATTGCCGCTAATAACGCAGCTTTAGGACAATCTACTAACCTTACAAGTGGTTTGTTTGGACTAGGTTCTAGCGCAATTACCGCAGCAGCTCCTTCTATATTGTCATCTTTAGGCCTATAAAATGTTTAGAAGTAAACATTCAGGCTGGACTTGGGAATTAAAACGCACCCCATTTGGAGGCGGTGGCGGAGTTATTTCTGACATTGGAAATGCAGTTAGCAATGCTGTTTCTGATGTAGGTAATATTGTCCAAAATGATGTAATTACACCCATTAGTAATGCTGGTGTTTCTATTGACCAAACTGTTAATAATGCTATTCCTGGCGGTTGGGCTACAGTCGGTGGCGCAGCACTTTTAGCTGCTGGTATTGCTGACCCTACATTATTAGGTCTAGCTGACTCAGGCGCTTTAACTCCTGACGCTTTGGCTAACGCAGGCGTTTCTCAAGATACCATTGACGCATTAGGAAGCGGTAGTATTACAGCGCCATCTTCTTATGTTTCTCCTTCACAAGCGNTTACAACAGATATTAGCGGCTCTACTGGTGGAACAAGTATAGGAGCAACAACAGGTGGTTCAACTTCTGGTATTGCAATTCCTAGCAGTTCTGCTATTACAGTAGACCCTTCTATAGCTGCTGGTAGTGGTGCTAATTTAGCTGCTGCTGGCACAACTGCTACTGGCGCAGCAACTGGTGCTGGTTTAAGCGGTACAAGTGGATTAAATGCCGCCTTACCTGCTGCTGGTGCAAATGCTGGCGCAGGTACAGGTTTATCCGCTGCTTTAGCGCCAAATACTGTATTGGGTACAGGTTTAGCTGGCGGTGGTGATATTGGCGTAGCTTACCAATTAGGCGCTAATGGACTGCCTGCTACAGATTGGTTAGGAAACCCTATTGAAGCGTCTTCAGTCGGTTTAAATGGTTCTACAGCTACTTCTTCTATATTGCCAAACCCAACACAATTAGCAACAGCATTAAAAAATTTAGGCGCTGCAACCCAAAAAAATGCCACCCAAACATTACCAACTGTGCATTATCAATCAGCGTTTTTACCAAGCGCACAAACTGTACCAGTAGAAGGTTCACGATTAACAACAACGCCAACTGCATTAAAATTGGCTAGTCTGCTTCAATAGGAAATAATATGGCACAACCAGCTTCTTTAACTGACCAAGCATTATTAGCTACTGACCCACAAGCTATGGCATTGTCACGCCAACAGCAAATGGCAGACTTGCTTACTCAAAATAGTACGCAACAACCTACTGGACAAGTGATTTCTGGTCGCTATGTAGCACCTTCTTGGGCGCAACAATTACAGCCTTTGTTTAATGCTGCTGCTGGTGCTTATTTAAGCCATAACGCTGAAAATAAACAACAGGCTTTGGCGCAAGCATTGCGTGAAAAACAACAATCTGCCGTACAAAATTACTTAAATGCTGCAACTCCTCAAGAAAGATTTACTGCTGGCACTAGCCAATATGCACCTGCTGAATTGCAAAAAACAGCATATAGTTTAGTTTCTCCACAAAAACTTGCAGAAGGCGAAACATTTAACCAGCTTAATATGCAAACTGGTAAATATGAACCTATTGCTACTGGTGGCGCAGCAATGCCAGCAGGTGTAAAAGAAGCTGCCCAATTGTTAGGGATTACAAAACCAGTTAATGAATGGAATCCACAAGAATTAGCTGCTGTAAATCAAAAGGTTGTGCAATTAAAACAAGCTGGCGCTAACAATATAAATGTAAATACAGGTCAGCATGGTTTTGAAAATACAGCAAAACTTGGTGAGATGTTTAAATCTGAGCCTATTTATAAAGCACATCAAGAAATTAATCAAGCGTATCAACAAGTAAATGCTGCGCTTGATAAAAATAATGCTGCTGGAGATTTAGCTGCATCTATTAAAATTAATAAAT